ATTCATATCCTAGCTTTCAAAAGGAGACAAAAATGTATCTAGCTGAGGAAATCCAAAAGAAGTGGTCGCCAGTTCTTGACCACGAAGCTCTCGGTGGCATCAAGGACGCTCACCGCCGTTCCGTAACTGCAGTTGTTCTTGAGAACACTGAGCGCGCACTCCGCGAGGCTGGCGCCCATGGTTCTTATCAGACTCTAACTGAGACCGATTACGCTTCCAACCTTCCAGTTAACAACATGGGTGGTTCGAGCTCATCCGCTGGTTCAGGTGGTATCGATACTTTCGATCCAGTTCTGATCTCGCTCGTACGTCGTGCAATGCCTAACCTCATTGCTTATGACATCTGCGGCGTTCAGCCAATGACTGGTCCAACTGGTCTTATCTTCGCAATGCGTTCGAAGTATAACAACCAGGGTAACGGAACTTCCAATACCTCTTATGCTGGTAACCAGGCTAACGAAACATTCTACAACGAAGTTAACACTGCGTTCTCGACTGTTGTTGCTGGTAACTCAACCTTCGGTCAGGCTTATACTGCTGGTAGCGGTATCCCAGGTCAGACAACCACTACTCCACTCGCCAACACTGGATCCTATAACACTGGTTTCGGTATGTCCACTGCTACTGCAGAAGGACTCGGCGCTCTCGGAACTGGTTCTGACGACTTCAACCAGATGGCTTTCTCGATTGAGAAGGTAACTGTAACTGCTAAGTCCCGTGCACTCAAGGCTGAGTACACTATGGAACTCGCACAGGATCTCAAGGCAATTCATGGTCTTGACGCTGAGACTGAGCTTGCTAACATTCTTTCAGCTGAAATCCTTGCGGAAATCAACCGTGAAGTTGTTCGCGAAATCAACATCACTGCTGAGCAGGGCGCTGCCGACAACACCACTACTGCTGGTGTGTTCGACCTCGACACTGACTCAAACGGTCGTTGGTCAGTTGAGAAGTTCAAGGGTCTGATGTTCCAGCTCGAAAGAGAGTCAAACCGTATCGCTCGTGAAACTCGTCGCGGTAAGGGCAACCTTGTTATCTGCTCGTCAGACGTTGCGTCTGCTCTTCAGATGGCTGGTGTTCTTGACTACACTCCTGCTCTTAACAGCAACAACCTTCAGGTAGACGACACTGGTAACACTTTCGCTGGTGTTCTCAATGGTCGCCTTCGCGTTTACATCGACCCATATGCAACTGGTGGTAACTATCTCACCGTTGGTTATAAGGGTTCGTCTGCATTCGACGCTGGTCTCTTCTACTGCCCATACGTACCACTTCAGATGGTTCGTGCAGTTGATCCAGGCTCTTTCCAGCCAAAGATCGGCTTTAAGACTCGTTACGGAATGGTTGCAAACCCATTCGCTGAGGGTCTTAACAAGGGTTCAGGACGTCTCGCAACTAGCACTAACAAGTACTATCGTCGCGTTATCGTCACTAACCTTATGTGATCTTATAAAAAGATCGGGTTTAACCGACAAGATTGGGGAGCTTCGGCTCCCCTTTTTTGTTTCACATATGTGCGCCACTACTAAATACTAGTAATCGTATAGATCGGGAAACTTTAATGAGCGCAATAGACAAAACACCTACAAATAAAAATTTTCTCAGCCCACTCAATTTTACGTTTGTGCTGAAAAGATCACCCAATTTAAATTTCTTTGTGCAAAAAATTAATTTGCCTTCTATTTCATTAGATTCAGTAAATCAAAATTCTCCGTTACTGCCTATTCCTTTCGCAGCAGGTCAGATATCTTTCGAAAGTTTGCAAGTATCATTTAAAGTTGACGAAGATTTGCAAAATTATTTGGAAATTCATAATTGGATTAGAGCTCTTGGATTTCCAGAATCAAACGAACAGTATAAAGCTCTTTCATCCCGCGAAAAAGCTACTGGTGAATGGGTAAAATCCGATATTACTATAATAATTTCAAATGGTTTGAAGCAGCCGAATTACGATATAACTTTTTATGAAGCGTTTCCTATTTCTATTTCAAGTTTAGATTTCGAAACTACAGATAATGATGTTGATTATATCACAGCTACTACAACTTTTAAATACGCGTATTATACAATTACAAAATTATAACTTTACTTTTTCTACAAAATAGAGTATACTAATCTCTTATTGTGGAGATCGTGATGAAACTTGAAGAAATTTTTGAAGAGTGGAAAAAAGATAGCCAGATCGATAAAACAGAGCTGGGCGAAGAGTCGCTGAAGATTCCCAAACTCCATCATAAATACTATCAGGTGTTTTCGAGTGAGAAGCTACTGCTGCGTAAGTTGGAAGCTGATTATAAAAAGTTGAAACTTGAGAAGTACGAATTTTACACTCAAGGTCCAAACGAAGATACTAGAGCGAAGGGATGGGAACTTCCCGCAAAGGGTTTGATCCTCAAAGCAGATATCCCTATGTATATGGAGGCTGATCCTGATCTGATCAATTTATCATTGAAGATCGGCTACCAGCAAGAAAAGATAGATTTGTTAGAGTCAATTATTAAAAGTCTAGGCAACCGTGGATATAGTATTAAAACTGCAGTTGATTGGGCGAGGTTTATGATGGGAGGCTAATTGGAAACTGTTCGTGTAGAAAAATACGATGATGTGTACATAAAAGTATATTGTGAGCCAGGAACAGCTTATGAGATGAGTGAGTTTTTCACCTTCGATGTTCCAGGCGCAAAGTTTATGCCCGCTTATCGAAATAAAGTTTGGGATGGTAAGGTTAGATTATATAACCCGATGTCTCAAACTCTGTATTATGGTTTGTTGCCATACGTTGAGAGATTCTGTCGCGAACGTCAGTACGAGATAGATTACCTCAGCGATTTTTCACATGAAGAGTTTTCAGTTGTTGAAGCCAAGCAGTTTATAGATACTATTGGTTTGACTTTGGAGCCTCGCGATTATCAAGTTAAGGCATTCGTTCATGCAGTTCGTAATCGCAGAACGCTGTTGCTTTCGCCGACAGCATCAGGTAAATCGCTTATCATTTATTTGCTAACGAGGTATTACGATGCACGCACTCTTATTATTGTTCCAACTACTTCTCTTGTTAGTCAGCTTGCTTCTGATTTTGCCGACTATGGTTTTCAATCTGACCGCTATGTGCATAGAGTCTATTCAGGGCAAGATAAATCATCAGATAAACCAATTACCATCACAACCTGGCAGTCGATATACAAACTTCCTAAAGAGTATTTCGAACGGTTTGATGTGGTCATAGGCGACGAAGCGCACCTATTTAAAGCAAAATCTTTGACTTCTATTATGGGTAAGTTGAAAGATTGCAAATATCGTTTCGGATTTACTGGTACATTAGATGGCACCCAAACCAACAAGCTGGTGCTCGAAGGGTTGTTTGGCGCGGCTAAACGTGTCATTACTACTTCAGAACTTATTGAACAAAAACATCTTGCTGAATTTAAGATCAAATGTTTATTATTGAAATACCCAGATGATGTTCGTAAGTTAATCAAGAGCTATGATTATCAAGCTGAAATTGATTGGATTGTTCGTTGCCCGCAGCGTAACAATTTTATTAAAAACCTCGCGCTCTCGCTCGAGGGTAACACGTTATTGCTTTTCCAATTTGTTGACAAACACGGAAAAGTATTATATGATATGATTCGTAACTCGACGGATCGAAAAGTATTTTATGTTTCTGGTTCAGTTGATGGAGATGAACGTGAGCAAATTCGTAAAATTGTTGAGGGAGAAAAAGACGCAATTATCGTCGCTAGCTACGGAACTTTTTCCACTGGTGTTAACATACGCAATCTGCACAACATTATATTTTCTAGTCCTTCAAAATCGAGGATAAGAAATTTGCAGTCCATTGGTCGTGGTCTGCGTAAGTCTGAAACTAAAACCGAATCTACTCTTTACGACATTGCTGACGACTTCAGTATCAAAGCGTGGCGTAATCATACACTCAATCATTTCATTGAAAGAACAAAAATCTACAATGAAGAAAAATTCTCATTCAAGGTATATCCTGTAAATTTAAAGGTATAATATGGTTCGCGCAAAAAAAGTACATTATGTAAACAACAAAACGTTGTATGAAGAAATGATCAAGTATAAACAAGCAGTCAAGGAAGCCGAAGCTGCTGGTAAACAGAAACCGCGAATCCCAAATTATATTGGTGAATGCTTTATGATGATTTGTAATAAATTGTCAACCAAGCCTAACTTTATGAACTACTCTTATAGAGATGATATGGTTGCTGATGGTATTGAAAATTGCATATACTCTATTGATAATTTTGATCCTGAGAAGTCAAACAATCCGTTTGCTTACTTTACGCAAATTGCATGGAATGCTTTTATCCGTCGCATTCAAAAAGAAAAGAAGCAGTCTTATATCAAACATAAAAATTATGAAAATAATTTTATGCTAGAAGAAATGGAAGATTATGCTGATGCAACAACCAAACATAAAATTAACGAAATCTCTTCTGAAATTATTAGGTCATTCGAAGAAAAATTAGAGTTGACTAAAACCATAAAAAAGAGTAAGATAGGATTAGAGAAATTTGTAGAGGATGATATTGATGAAAAACTTACATCTAGTACCAGTTAATATTGTAGATCTAGTTGAGAAGCTAAACGACAACACGATTCGCGAAAACGAGCACAACAATTATGTTCTTCGTATTGAAGCAATTCGCGATTACTGCGCCGCTGCTTTGGCAAAGAATCATTCAAACTACAAGCCCGTGCTTGCTGATAAGAGAGTGAATCGCTCTCGATGAAAATCGCACTAATTACAGACACGCACTGGGGAGTGCGCAATGACAATATCGCTTTTATTGATAATTCTAAACAGTTCCTTTCTGATCTATTCTTTCCTACACTGGAAAAAGAGGGGATCAAAACTGTGGTTCATCTTGGCGACCTCGTTGATCGCCGCAAGTACATTAACATTAATACAGCTCGCCGTCTTAGGGAAGATTTTCTAGATCCTCTCGATGCAACGAACAAAGAAGTTCATTTTATTGCAGGCAACCACGATACGTATTTTAAAAACACAAACAGCGTCAATGCTTTGCGCGAACTCGTAACTGACAATTACGAGACATTCATCGTTCACGATCAGTTTCCCAAAGAAGTTGACTTTGATGGAACAATCGTTCTGCTGATGCCGTGGATCTGTGATGAGAATCGTAAACAATCTTTAGAAAAGTTGAGGATGACAAATGCTGGCATCATTATGGGGCATCTTGAGCTCGCTGGTTTCGAAATGTATCGAGGTTCTATCGTCTCTCATGGTGATGATCGCCACCTATTTGATCGTTTCGATATGGTGCTTAGTGGTCATTATCATCA